AATTTCTGCTTCTACCATTCCATCAAATGATGCGCTTACATTATAACCAGTTACGATTGCATCAACAGCATAGAATTTGTCGCCAGCAGTATTACCTTCTGGGAATAAATTTAATGTTATTGCTGAACCAACTGTGCATAATAATTGTCCTGCATCAGCTTCGTCAAAATATACACTTGCTGAACCTGAACTTGCTTTTAAACCTGCTTTGTAAGTTCTTACTGCATCACCCATTGAACTGTCTTCAATAGTGTCTGATGTTTGTTCTAGTGTATAGCTTCTTAGTTCTCCTAAAACAGTAGAACCAATTTTAATTAGCCCTTCTGAACCAGTATGAGTTGCCATGTTTTTCTCCTTGTTTGTTTATATTAAGGTGTTCCAGAAATGTATTGATACATTACTCTCACTACCATTCTGATACCACCAACTGGGAATAAAACACCCTCATCTGTTGAGACCTCAACAACTTGAGTTTGTTTCGCATACCCACCTCGTGTTCTATCAGAATTCAATCTTGTTTCAATCGTTGTAATTAATTCGTTTCTTTTTGTGTCAATATTTGTCGGAGTGCCTTTAACAAATCCAACAATTACATAATCTGCTGTTGCTTGTCTTGTAATATTTGGCGATAAAATAGTAACATCTGAACGAGTTTCATTTCCTGATTGTACGAAACAAGCTGGATATTGTTGTTCAGATAACTCATCTACATTAAAGGGGTCTCTAGTAACTTTCTTTAAAGTTATAGGAGATGTTCCAGTTAGAATTGTTGTAATAATATTAGCTGCTATATCTTCTCGTTTGCTCATTTAATTATACTTAGTTTTTTATATTCTTGCATAAATACATTTGTAATAGGTTGAGCCTCTTTATCTCCTATTGCAAAGAATCTTCTTTTGCTTTGATTGCCTAATGCTTTTATATTTTGGAATTTATTAGCAAAGAAAATAATAGCATAGCTAGGCTCTGATTTTTGTGTCATGCTTGATAGCATTTGACCAGAAAAATTTAAAAGGTTGCTCTCTAACTTGTTTTTCAAAGTTCTTGGCAACTTGAAGGGTGTTGTCTTGAACTGTAATTTTCATCTGATAACTTTTAATCTATGATATGGCGCTTTTTCTGCATCAATAATTGTATTAGAATCATCAGCATCATATTCAACACCATCTCTTAAAATAGATTCAAATTCATCAGCATACATTTGCTGATAATGTTTCATCATAACTTGGAATCTATCTGGGTTATCGTTTGAGTTAAATTTAGTTAATTGTGGACAAGCATAAAATCCTATTACTTTATAAACACTTGCTCGTTTAAATTGCGCATCAGTTAATAATGTAGCGTCCATTTCAGTTGTATTTAGGATTGATATATCTCTATAAGTTTCTTTTGAATAAACTGGAAACCATCTTATTCTTAAATCTCTTTCAATATCTGCTCGTGCTTGTGCATGGTAATCATTTGGAGAAGTAAAACTTGCTATTCCAAAAGTTAAAATATCTGGTTGGTAAAATGTTAAATCTGAATCTACTGAAAAATTTGCCATATTTAATCTCGTTTAGTTGGTGGGGCTTTTACACCCCACCGATTGTCTTAATTAGATAGTAGTATCAGTAATAACCGCACAACCATAAGATTGTTTGATTGCACCTTTACCATATACTATGCTGGCCACCACTTCTGTTGCTCTAAGTGAGGCGTCTCTTTGAGTCTCCACTTTAAAGTCTTCTTTGATAGCTAAGCCTAATGAAGCTGGGTGAAATACTGCACCATAAGCATCATCATTTGCATCTGGAGTAATATTTGCGTTTTCAAATATTTGAACTCCTGCAACTGTTCCAATGAAATTATTTCTTAAAATTTCATTTCCTAGTTCAGAAATTGCATTTGCATTTGTATTATATCCAGCTTGCGTTAAAGATTTTTTCAAATTGTACACAGCTCTTGGGTGGAATACACCATAAAGAGGTGCTGGTACATTTTGCATTCTTAGTTTAGCAACAGCTTTGAAAATTAAATCTGCATCTAATTCAACTGCTGCGGCACCTACTTCGTTAGTAGTAAAGTTCACAAACAATCCAACTAAATCAGTATCAACTTTCTGAGCGATAGCGTTACCGAATAATTGACCAATGTCAGCAGCTACATTTCTGCTAGCTGAATCTCTTGCTAGGTCTGTTAATGTAGTCATCACGCCCGTCTCACTAGCTGTAATAGTAGCTGAAGTTGGGTTGATTGCTGTGTTTGATAAATCAGTTGCTTCATTTACTGCTGAAGCAGTGATTGAAGGGTACACAGGAACTTCAACAGTTTTACCTGAAGAAGTAATACTAAGAGTTGAACTTGTTGTTTCGTTTGCCATAGTTTTTTTTTCCTATTTTATATTGTTGGTTTAATTTTAAAAACACTCTGGTCTCTTTGCTTTCTGTATTCAGAATATAATTTTCTGTCTTCAGGTTTGCTCAAGTCCAAAGCACCAATGTTTAAAGGCTTTGGTGTTGCCCCACCAATCTGTCCCTTGCTACCTGCGCCACTTGGAGTAGCAGTAACATGGTGTGGATTGTTTTTTAAATAATCAGATACCAATTCATTTACAGTCATTGGTTCTCCTTTTTCTGAATATCTAGGTGTTCCATTGTCATTGACAACTTCAACTACCCCATTCTCATTTAAACGAACACTATTTCTTAATAACTGTTTAACTTCAGCAGGTTTAACTGCTTTCATTCCACTAGCTACATTAACAAGTGTCTCATCTATTCTGATTTTAGATAATTCAGATTCCAACTGCGTAATTTTGCTGTCCTTCTTTGACACAGTCTCTTTTAAGACTTTATCAAACTCGCCTCGTTGTTTTGCGAGTTCTATTTCTTTTTGTTTCTTTTCCTCAATTAACTTTTTGGCTTCTTCAATGTCTATGCCATCAAGTTTGTTAGATACAGATTTTTTAAATCTCTCTAATCTTCTTTGCACTATGTTCTCTACTTGTTCTTCAGTAAAGATTTTGTTCTCAGATTGAGTTTCAGAAACTTTTGTTTCTCCAGCATTTGACTGAGTTGCTGTATTCTCAACCGACTCTTTTTTTACTTGGTCGTTCATTTTTTGTTCTCCTTCTTGATTAATATTATTCAATTATCAGTAGTGCGGTAAAAATGCAATTATTATTCTAAAGTATATTCAAAAGTGCCATCTTCATTGACAATACCCCAGTCAGGATTGACTGGTTGGAAATGATGCCTGCAATTATAACCACCTCTAACTACAAATGGGTCTCCTTGTGCTTTGCCTTGCCATGTTTCATCAGCCCATTTCTGTCTAATTTCATCTTCAGTAAATATCTTATTAGCATTTTCTATGCAGAAATCTCTACTATCTCTAATGATTGAGCCATAATAAACATAGCTAGTTAAGCCTAATTGGTCGGCTCTAAACTTTGCAAACTGGCCATCAAAACCCATTAAAGAATCTTGAACTATTTGAGTTGCATATCTATTAAGGTTATCTCCTAGTCTATCTCTACCATAGATTGTTTGTAATTCGCTAACAGCAGTATTTACTTCTGCGCCATTAGGATTGTTGGCGATATAATCTACTAACTCTTGCGCTTTTTTATTATCTGATTGCTGATAGATGCCATTAATTTTACTTCTTAAAGTTTGCACCATTTCAACAACTGGCCTGCCGGTTAAAGTGGATTGATAAACTTCATTCGCTAAAGTATTTACAAATTCATTTCCTAGATTTTGAAATTGACTAAATGATATTTTTTTAAGCTGCTGGATAACTTGCAAATCTATTTCTGTGATTTGTTTAAACTCAGCAGGAATTGGCAGCTTACCATAAGTCGCTACAATGTTTGCAGCAATCTTATCATAATCATTTATGAATGTTTGGACTTTAGTTAAATATAGTTCTTCTATTGCTTGTTGTAATTTTGGTCTAATCTCTATTGCAAGTCTTGTATCAAATAAAATTCCATTTCTATTAGGAAGATTAAGTGCAGTCTCAACAACTTTATTTTCTAATTGTTGTAATGCTTTGATTAATAATTCTTGTTGCTTATCCTCTAATGAGGTTATTGCTTTTGCTCTTATTGCCTGAAGTTCTTGTAAAAGAGTTGCCACATTAAACTGTTGGTAAAGTTATAGGTTGCTGTGGAAATTCTCCTAATGCCTGAGTATTTTGCTCAATCTCAGAATCAATAACAACTAATGTTTCGTCATCATCAATTACTGTTCTTGCAATTTGTTTATCTAATTCTTTATTGAAAGTAGATGATTTAATATTACTTGTTTTAGCTTGTTGTAATAATTCTAAGTCAGTTGCCCAATCTCTAATGTCAAATGATGTTGGATAAGTTATTTTGCCATCAAATTGTTCTTCTTGCCAGATAGCATATAATCTCCAAATTTGTTCTTCTGCTAATTCCATAAGTTTTGCTTTCTCAGCAAGTTTAGCATTTAATAATTGGAATTCGGTTCTTAGCGCTATGCCAGATTGTATTCTTTCTCCAGTCGCTCTAATTGCGCCAACATGAGATAATCTATTTATTGCATCAACTTTATGCTCAATAGATTTTAATACACCATCTAAATTACTTCCACTTGGTTGTAAAATATAAGGTTTTAAATTAGCATCAATGTTATCAGGAATTTCTATAATAGAACCTGCGCCAGCAGTAGCGTCAGTATCTCTTGTCTTAACTAATGAAGGGTGGTTTGATATTCTAATAATTTGTTCAATCTCAGACAGTTCATTGTAAATTGCTTTTTGTAAATCAGCTATGTCAGTTAAATCAGATACTCCAATACCTCTCATTGGACTTCTTTGATTGTAAATAATAACTGCTGGAATTCTGTTTATTGGATTTGGCAGCGATTCAATTAATTTAGGCTCATCTCTATTTTTAGATGAAACATAAACTGTATCAATTTTATCTAAATACCAAAGTTTAAAATATTCTCCATTCTCATCTATTGACTCTCTAATTTTTAAATAATCTAAAACATAATATCCTGAGTCGCTTCTTGAATAATGCCAGTCATAAATATTTTCAGGAGTATAGATATTTAAATAGGGTCTAATTCCTTGTTCTAATTCTTCTGCTCTCGTATAAACATTAGTTGATGGCTTATCTACTAGCACCCAACAATGTCCATAGATAGAAGCATTAATTCTAATTTATATTGCTGTAAAAATTTTCCATCTTTGTATTCTTTGCCGCCTAAATATGAACGAATAAAATATTCCCATCTTGTAATCATTCCCTGATATTGAGAATGTTGCCTTTCCATTTCTTGTCTTGAATATGCCATTATGAAAATCTCTTAGGTTGTGATTTTGGAAGATTGGAAGTAATCGGAAATAAAAATTCTATTGCATACCCTAGAGCGTCAGTCATATGGTCATATCCGTTATTCTTTTCTGGTTGCGTTGTGCCTTCTTTGTAAATTTGTTTCATTAGACTATTAATCAATGTTTTGCAAGAACCATCTATAAAGATACTTCTCTTACCATCAAATGCTTTCAATTTAGAATTCACAGAGTTAATTCTATCTCTTACTAAAGCATGAGTAGATTTACATTTAACAATAAATCCGGCATTTTGCAAGATGGTTAAATCGGTTCTACCGCCGGCAGATGTTTTTCTTTGTCTAGAAGCTGGGTCAGGGTAAATAATTATTTTGTTTTTATTATATCTTGATAGCAATTCATCAATAAATTCGTCAGTATTTGAACTATATATTACTATTTCATCAAAGACTTCTATGTTTCCGTTCTTAATATGAAATAAGCAAGCACTCATGGGGTCAATGTTAAAGTCGAGTCCCACATGAATAATTGAATCTTTGTCATAAGTGCATTTTCTAACATTATCATCTCTGCTAAAATTATAATAAACAACTCCACTATATGTTTCAAAGCTAGCCATATATTCTTGTCTAAATGTTCTTTCATCTAAATCTTTCATAGCTTGGTCAATTTCATCTTGGTCTACTTGACCGCCATCTAATGTTGTATATTTAAAAGACTTCCATTCTGGGTCTGCGCCTAAACCTTTTTGATATATCTCATAAGACCAATTTCCAAAGCCTCTAGGCGTTCCAACAAATAATACATTTCCAGTTACATGGCGGTCTGAAATAGTTGGCCTCAAAACTTCTGACCAAGCCTCAAAAGGAATATCTGCATATTCGTCAAGTAATAAAAAATCTAAACCAACTCCTCTTAAATTATCAGGAGATTTATCTGCGCCTTTAAGACTTATCTGGCTTCCATTCCTTAATGTTAAGGATAGTTCTGTTTCATTGGCATATTTAATCCATTTATGCTCAGTTACTTTTTTCTTTAATTGCTTCCACATAATTTCCTTAGCCATTCTGTAAGTGGGTGCAACATAGAATATCTTTGAATTGGGTTTGCGGCTGGCGAATCTTAATAGTTCATACATAGCTAAATGAGTCTTACCGAATCTTCTGCCAGTAATTAAAACTCTAAATCTATTGGGACAAGTATAAACAGCAAGTTGAGGTTTGCTAAAAGACATAACCTAATTACTCTGGTTTGTTATTAATAGCTTCTTCTAGAAGTTTTATTTCAATTTGTTTTGCTTGGACTTCCTCGTTCAGTCTATCTATTTCTTTTTTTAAATCGTGAATGACAACTTCTAAATCGTTAGAACCTCTTTGCTTCCTATCAATCATATTTCTTGGCTTTTTTCTTCCACACATTTGAATACCAAATCTTTATATACTATACCTTGTTCGTTTAAAGTTTCTATAATTAAATCAGCTTGTTTATCGCCGAATTTATAGCAATCTTCTAAAGTCTTAAATCTTCTATTATCTTCCATTTTTAAAAAGACTGGCCTATATTCCTGCCCATTAAATATAAGCAAGAAGAATATAACAAAATATTCCACTACTTTTTTTTATTCTGATATGCCCTCAAATATCTTCTGCCTAAAGCTACTGCTTCAGATTTACTTTTGCCTTTATAACCCCACGCCTCTAAACTTAGTTTCAACCTAGTTTTTCTACCCTTATCATCATAGAGTCTTCCTTGTGAACTTCCCATTCTAACTAGGAATGAACCTTTGCGCCTATATTCAGAAAGTCTATTTGGCCTATCTTTGACTGGTGGTCTTAAATTACTTCCAGTTGCTCTATTGTATCTTGCTCTGCCTGATGATGTCAAACCACCTTTTGGGTTTTTGTCTGATTTTCTTAATGCAAATTTAATCATTTAATTTACTTTTAACTATAATTGGCGGTGCAGGCTGTCTTATTTTTAGATTATGTTTCTTCATTAACAATTTAACAATGCAACCATTACACGCTTTTATATGCTGCTCTAATTTATTTAGCATTTCTTTTTTACAAAATAAACATTTACTCATTTTTAGATTCTATTATTTCTTTAGGTTCTTCTACTATATCATAAATTGGTAATGGTGCATCAGAATCAGAATCTAGTCTTTCATTAACTTGACCTAGCATTTGCTTACCGAGCCAGATTAACATTACAACATTACCCTTCTCTACTGCCATCTGCCATTGTTTCCTTCTAAGAGATATATTACCCTCTGCTCTCCCTTTGTCTATTTCTGCTGAAAAATTATTGTGCAAAGTATCTCTATGGCAGCCAAAAAAGCTAGCCATTTCTTCCATGCTACAATGTAATCTAGCTAATTTTCTTACTGTTTCAGGGTCTATATTTAATTTTGGTCTTCCAACTTTTTTATTATCCATATCATTTGTGGAGCGAGTGGATTGGATTCGCACCATCTTTTTCTAACTGGTCGTCAGAAACCCTACTATTAGGCACTCGCAAACCTTTATACATTCCTGCCCCTATTTCATATATTTTTGAAAATGGGATTATTGGAACTGTTAATCTTTCTTTAGCTTTTGGGTTGAGAAAGTAAATATATCTTAATTGATAACCCTGAAGTCTTTTGCTTCCAGTAAAATCTCTTTTAGATGTTCCATGCTTGGCTACTATTTCTCCAGTAGGCAGCTCGTGGATTGTTTGATTTTTATTTATGCCGGTTAATACAAATCCACTTGCTCTATAAATAGTTCCATCTCCACATTGAGTTCCATCAGAGAATGATAAAATCCATTCTATATGAGGGTAATTCTTTTTAATTAATCTAAATGCTACTCCTAAAGCTCTGCTTTCACTATTTCTTGGGAGAATATCATTAAAAGCCATTCTGTTTAATTCTAACATATTATTCCATTTAGTATCTTTGACTAATGGCAGCACTTTTCTTTTATCTATTGGGTTTCCAAATTGCATAGCACCATGAAGTTTATTGTCTAAGAATACTCCTAGATGCAATATAGAATTCTGCACAACCTTGCCTGAATAATGAATTCTTTTAACTATCTTATTGGCGTCCTGAGAAGATATAGCTTTAACTATGATGTCTTTAGCTGTGAGATTCATAAAAATTCTTGCATATTTCTGTTATAGCATTTCCATTAATGTTCTGATTATATTCATTCTTTAAGTCAAATTTACTTTTAACCTTCTCTAATGCTAGATTAATAAACTTGATTTGAGAGTCATGGATAATAAATGTCATTTGTTGGAATGGTTCTTTATCGCCATCTTTTATTTCCGGCAAATCTGACAATGGGATTATTTCTTCCTGAATATCTTTTAAGAAGTCATTATTAAATCCTAATATATCTAAATTAAAATTATCATCTTTTAGACTGTCTAGTTCTAAAGATAGTTTATCTATGTCCCAGCTTGCATTTAATGCTAATTGATTATCGGCTATAATTAGTGCTTTGATTTGAGTCTTTGATAGCCCAGAAATTACAATACAAGAAACTTCCTCATATCCTAATTTTTTAACTGCCTGCAATCTTCCATGACCAGCTATGATTGAGTTGTCTTGGTCAATTAAAATAGGATTAGTAAATCCAAATTCTTTTATACTTGATGCAATTTGAGTTATTTGTTCTTCACTATGATTCCTACTGTTGTTTATGTAGGGTATTAATTCAGATACCTTCTTTTTAACTAATTCCATATTAACCGATTATGTTCGTTAATTGTTCTTTAGTCTTTTTTTAGGGATTTGTAAAGAAAGTCAAGTAAGTCTTGGTTTTGATATAAAATATGACACATTCCATTTGCTAGGCTGTTGCATACTAACTCCTCTGATTTTGCGCTTAACTCAAGTTTATATTCATCAAACAATAAATGATTTAATTCGTGCATGAGTGTATTAATAAGCTGCATATTATCTAAAGATTTATCTAAAGTTATTTCATTCTTGTCAGGGTGGAACTCTCCAAAAATTTTTTTCTTATCTGCTGTGTCTTTGTCTATGAAATCTAACTTAACAGTTCTGCTTCCAAAAACTATTTTGTCTATATTCATTTTAATTTCAATTTCTTGGCAATATATAAATTTTTAACAAAGCTGCTTTTCTTGCCAAATTTTTGACCGGCAGAACGCCTAGCTGTTTTATAGGCTTTAGATTTTTTATTAAAGGGTTTTGGCTTTCCTAAACTTGCTGGCCTATTTCTTTCCCAAATTGGTTTTTTCATTTTTTCTTTCTAGGCATCTTTTTAGTTTTATAAACTCTATAAGTCCCTTTGGATTTGCGATTGGTATATAAGACCGCAAGACTGCTTGAAGTGGTTTCATTTGCCATTTTTTAATCTCTTGTTTCTAAGTTTGTTAAAATGCTTCCAAATAATAATTTCTAAATATTTATTTATATTGATTAAAATTTTAATCATAACTTGTTTTTGTATTTAATTAATACCTGTCTAACATGATTTGTATATTCTAAGCTAGTAGAAAAATTGTCTAAGGTTTCTGCTAATATCAAAGGGTCTTTAGTTCTTTGCCTTGTTTGGCGGAATTCTTGATAATGATGATTGTTATTTAATATGCTTATATAATCCTTAACTGATTGGCATTTAGTTTTATATGTCTTAATTCTCCACTTAATTGATTCGTCTTGTTTAAGCGGCAAAAGTCCATTTTTTGACCAAACTCTTACGCCAAAGAGAGCATTACCTTCCAATGCAAATCTGCTTGTTCCAAAATTTGATTCAACAATAGATTGTGCAATTATTAATGCTGTTGGTATTTGTTCTTTTTTATCTAAGTCTAGGTTGATATAGGCGATACATTTTTTCATGCTAACTATAAATTTTTCGCCAGAACTATTATCAACTTTTGGTTCAAAGAAGCCTATCTTTCTTATTTCTTCAATAGTGCTATTTCTAATTTTTTCTTTGGTGCTAGAATTCGGAAAGAATGTTCCAAGCACAAAAACAGAAGATAAAAATAAGCAGACAATAGAATAGTCCCATAGTTTTATACTAAGTATTTTTGAGTTCATTTTTAAAGGTTAGATAACCTTCCAGCTTTGCAGCTTATCTGTGATTGAGGTTAGTCCTCGTCAGACGAATCTAAATCTTCGTCTTCAGAAAAATCTTCGTCCATATCCTCAGAGTCATCATAAGTTTCCTCTGATTCCATTTCTTCAAGATGGTCTTCAAGCATTTCTCTTAAAGCATCAAATTCTTGATTGATTTTATCTTGGCTTTTTTCAAGTTTAGCTATTATTTTTTCTATTTTCATTCCCACACTCCTTTTGTTAGTTTGGTGGCAAATTTATTAAAGTTATTTTGAAGTTATGTAAATATATAATTTTTAAAGAATAAAATAGTCAATTAAATCAAGAGTTTAATTTGCGCAGCACCCATTTCTCATAATCCTGAGCATCAAGTTTCTCCTTGCCAATTTCCCATTCGTTCTTGTTTCTAGGTTTTTCTATAATTTTAGTCTTTAGGTTTTGCAGAATAGGGATATGAATTTTATTTGGTTTATCAGCCATTTTACTAAGACTTAACATATTTTTACCTATACTAGTAGTATAGTTAGTAATAGTTGTTGTTCTGTGTGGGATATTTTGATTGGGCTGCGCCGGCAAATCTTGATATTTGCTATATTTTACAATGCTAAAAACGCTTAATCGTTTGTGTAAAGTTTGATTGATATTGCCTGATGCTTTTAAGTTTTTAATTATAGTTCTAATTTTATCAAAAGAAATGCCAAACTTTTTTGCCAAATCCCTATAAGCTATTGAAATTTCTCCTCTTTTAAGATTTATTTTCTTTTTTCTATAAATAATCTGGGTTGGTTTATGAGATGCCATAGCAACTAGATATAAAAATACAGCAACTTCTAATTGATTATTAAAATCTTTAGAATTATAAATCTTTCTATGTAAAGCTATCCAACCCTCAGTCATTTCATTTCTTTTTTTACTAAAGATATAACTTCTTCAGTAAAAGCCTTCAATCCATTTTTAGAGCAATTTTGAACAGCAGCATAACAACTAAACCAGCTTTTATTAAAATGCTTTCCTATGTTGGCATAAGAATCTTTTGTTATATTTCTAATAACTGTTACGCCTATTTTATTAAATGGAACTTTAAAGAAATTAACTTTGTTATATAATTTTGAATTACAAAGCACTTTCTTTGTTGTCTCCAAAATATCTTGATATGTATTCGTCATAATATCCTTCTGTTATTAATTTTTGTATCTTTTTACATGGACTATTACAAGCTAATTTATAGGAAATATATATAGGATTTATTTTATATTTCTCCCAGAACTTTTTTTCATTCATTCTGTGCTGCTCTAAATGATGCGGATAACACATAGGTGTTACAAAGGCATCATTCTTAACTGCCAAGCCAACATTTCCAAATGGCAAATTTCTTATATGGCAAACTTGAATTTCAGGGTTTTTACAGATTATACAATGATAGTTTTTAGATACCCATTTTAAATGAGCAAGTGATTTGATAGCCTTCTTTTTTAAAATCATTTTTTCTTAGCTTTTTTCTTTGCGGCTCTGGCCACAGAAAGAGCAATAGCAATAGCCTGCTTTGTTGGCTTTGTCTTCATTTCTCTTTTTATGTTTTTTGCTATGCTGGCAGATGAATAACCTTTTATAAGTGGCATTAAATATCCTATTATTTAGCGTGGTGCTAGGAAGGCATAGCACCACAATTCCTAGTATCAAAAGTGGAACATAATAGCAACAGTTTAACTTATTGAATTTAAAACAAATTATTTTAGCTATAATGATGTTTTTCTCAATTATTACGCTTGAATTAACTAAATTAGTAAATTATATTATTTGCATATAACTAAAAGGAGATAAATATGACAAGCCAAGCAAAAGCAACTTTAGGAAATATAAGAAAATTATTTTCTGAAAAAAAATACTCTTTAGTTAAAGAGGCAATAAATAATAACTCTTATTTATGTGATGATGTTAATAATTCACATTATTGGACAGTTACTCAGGGGTTATATTTATTAGCATTAGAAGAATTAAAAAAATCAAATTAACAAAGGAAGAAAATATGAAAGAAAAAATAAAAGTCATAAAAGAAAATATAGATTTTAATAATTTACCAATCAAGTTTCAAAATCAAATTATTGATGATGAAGCTAAAGCTATCTTAATTTCTTTTGATGATGGAGTTTATACAAAAACAACAGCTAAAAAAGATGCAAAAAATTATTATCAAAATCAATGTGAAAATAAATATGTCCATTACATAAGTTCAATTTATGGAGAATGTTATGTTGAGCATGGAAAAGAAAGTTGGATATGAAAATAAATAACAAATATCTTGCTTTTAATGAGCGTGATTTATGGGTGCTAGAAAAACCAGATTATTTTTCTATTACTAATCGTCGCAATAAAATAAATAGAAAAGCAAAAACCTACAAAAAGGCATTAAAGCTGGCCAGAAAAGTAAGTGGCAATCGCTGGTATAATCAATGCCTTGTTTATGCGGTGAGAGAAACAGCACAAACAAATCTTAATCACAGAAAAATATACAAAACAATATAATGGAGAATAATATGGCTTATATAATTGACTTAAAAGACAGAACTGTTGCAGAATTTACAAAAGATGAATTAATAAATTTTGCGCCATCTGCAAAAAAAACAAACAAAAATAGATTCTGGGTAGTTGAGAACAAAAAACAAGCAGTCAAAGTAATTAAGAAATTAATTAAAAAAGGATTTTAATGTTTAATAATGATTCTAAATTTGATTTTGATTTAGCTAAAGGAATAGAGAACGAGAAATCTGTTGCTGCTTTCTTAGGAATGTCTAAAGATAAGTTTGAATGTAAATCTGAAAGAGATTATTGGAAGAAGACTGGAAATGTGTGCATTGAATTAGAATCCTATGGCAAGAAATCAGGCTTAAATGGAACTCATGCTAAGTATTGGGTTCATAGCTTTTATGATGGAGATGACTTAGTTGGCATTACAGTTATTGCAGTTAATAGATTAAAAAGCATTGTTAAAAGAGGAAACTATAAAGAAGTTATGCTGGGAGATAATAAAGCAAGCAAATGTGTTTTAATTAAAATGAGCGAATACTTAAACCAATGGAGATTAAATGAAAAACTATAAATGCAACATCAAATGGAATTCTCATTGTAACCAAGAGGATATAGAAGACATGATAAAGAAATTTAAGCAATTTATTAAATTATCTTTTTTCAATGTTACTAATCTTGAATATGACTACAAAGAGGATAAACCAAAAAAGGAGATAGAATGAAAAAAAAGAAAAAAACAATAACCGGCTACTATGGGTATTGGTGTCCAATCAAAAAAAAAAGAATATTTAAAACATTATGGCAAATAGAGAAATAGGCGTGATTTGCTCAATGAGTTTTAATGAAATGCGGCTTTTAGTTGGCTGCATGACTAAAATCTTATTAGATAATGAAGTAAAAGGAATAAACACTAAAAAGCGCATGACTAATTTAATTGAAAAATTAAATGGAATGCTAACAAAGCAAGGATTCAAAAAATGATTGAATTAATATCTGATTTGGGATTTGCTTGGTTTTGCTTCGCAGTTATATTAACAATATTAATATGGGAGAACTACAAATGAATAAAGAAACTAAAGAAGGAATAGCATTTTTAATTGCTATTGGTTTGGGCTGGTCAAGTATAATATTATTAAACTGGATAATAAATTAGATGTATAAAAAAGTCTCATTAGATATACTGAAGGGTTCATTACATATTATAGAGAAATTTATAATCACCCAAGAATTCTCAGGCTCAAAAGTATCTAGCTATGATAAGGCTATTTACAATGAATTAAAAAAAATTATAAACACTAAGAAAAAATGAACTTTTCAAATAAAGAAAAATCTCTTAGTACAAAGTTAGGTGAGAGCGTTTTTGCAGAAAAATTAAAACAAGCAATTAGGGAAGCAGAATTAAAAAAAGAAAAAAAACAAATGGAGAAGGCAAATGAGAAAAAAAAAGACTGATTTAATTGTAGCGCTTAAAATAATTGAAGACTGCGTAAAAAATAACAGATTCCATACACTAGCCAATTACATAGAACTTGCTTGGAAGACATTTCCAAGACTAAGATTTATGGATTATAAAAATGTTAAGGTTATGGAATATTTAAAAAAAGGAGATAAAAATGAAAAAAATAATATTATCCGTTTTACTAAGCGCACTATTAACTAATTGTGCTTATAAGCCGGTAATTGATACCAAAGGAAGAAGTGGCAGCTATCCAAGTGATAGAGCAGCAGAAATAACCGACGATATTCAACATTGTTCCACTCTTGCAAACCAAGAGATTAGTGGATTAACTGATGGAATTGTTTGGGGTTATAATAATGTCTTTAGAGGATTATTTTTTTGGCTTCCGCCGGAAGAAAAAAGAACTAGAGAAAATTATACTAAAAAATGTTTAGCCGGAAGGGGACACAATGTTATTAATTAAAACAGTTCAAGAAGAAATTAATAGATTGTTTTTAGAATCTCAAAAGAACCCAAGTATAGTTGCTAATGAAGCACCATACTATTTTGATTTGTGTTCTATTGAAGATAAAACAATAACTCTAAATGAGTTTTATAAACAATTCCCTTATTACAATCCTGATATGAATTGTGATTATTGGAAGCAACAGCATGAAAAATGGAAGGATATATGGAAACAAAGCAAGATATAGTAAATAAACTGGCCAGCAATCTTAGATACCTAAGGCATAATACTCAGGTTGAAGAACCAATGACTGGTAAAATAAGATTTATGTCCCAGCGACATCTCGCAGAATTTATTGGCAGTAGTTGCGAGCAGCAGATTTCTAAATTTGAGTTGGGAACTAATCAAATGAGTGCCAGTCAGCTTTATAAAATCTCAAAAATATTTGATGTTTCGGTTGATTCAATGTTTGAAGACTTAACCAAATCAGATTACAAGAAAGTAATTAAGTATGACATTTATGCTTAAAATAATATTTATAACTATTCTATTAATTGTAATAGTTTGGATTATAAATAAAACTTAAAAGAGGATAAAAAATGGAAGAAATAAAACTATATAATGGACAAGAAACGCTTTTTTTTGATTCAGTTCTGCATCAGTATTTTTGGAATGATGAAAAATTACCTAGCGCCACAACAATTTGCAAATTATTAACTCCGGCAAGCGTTATCGGTGCTTGGTCATCTAAGATATGCTCTGAAGAATTTAAAAAAATAATGAGAGCAGGTGTTAGCTATGATGAGATTGAGTTAGCTAAAATTGCAGAACAAATTAAAAAAGCCCCTAATCAAAGCATGGGTGATGCTGGTTTAGTTGGAACTCAAGTGCATAACTTAATTGAAGATTATATTCATAAAGGAATACAGGCTGAAATTCATAATCCTGAGATTAAAAAATCTTTTGGTAAGTTTAAAGAATGGTATGACAAGCAAGAAGGCTTAGAGATTCTTTTTACTGAAAGAAAAGTATTAAGTAGAATTCATAAATTTACTGGAACTCTTGATGCTATATTTAAAAACAAATCAGGAGAATATATTATATATGACTGGAAGAGTTCTAGCGGCATAAGAGACTCAATGCTAATCCAAATTTACCTTTACAAAATTGCAATAAAAGAAGAACTTGGAATTGATGTTAAAAAAGGCATCATAGTGAATTGCACGAAGACTGGTAAGTTAAATATTAAGGAATTTCTAATAGGAGAAATGCAGCAAGAAGCCGCTATATGCTGCCTAAAAATATATAGCTGGCTAAACATGAAGGAGAAATAAGATGCCTAATATAAGTGGAGTAGTAAAATATGTCTATGACAACCGCTTAATGAAAGATGGAAGTCCAAACAAATATCCAAATTATACTTTTGGAATTAATGACCAGAAAATCGTTCTCTGGTCAGCAATCAAGCCGGTCTTTTTAGAGAAGGGTAAAAAGCTGAGTGTTGCAGTCCAAGCCAGTAAAAAAAATGGAAGTTTATTTGTTCAATCAAAGCCGGACAAATCTCCAATAATGCAAGAACTTCCTTCTGATGTAGAAGCTAAAGAAGATACTAGCTTCAACCCTGATGAACTGGAATCTCAACTTCAAGAAGCAGCTAAAGAATTTGATGCTGATTTAACAGTTGAAACCAAGAAGCCATTTGACAAAGATGAATATATGTTCGTTATGGCATTAAGTAAAAGTTGCTTGGAATCAGGTTCAATAAATGTTACAAAAGAATCTATGGATTCGCTTATTAAGGATTTAAAATATCTTTATAAAGTGAACTTTCATAACTCTTAATTGTTAGTTATTTTAGTGGCCAAATTTTAAAGTCATTATCCCCTTTTATTTGGCCACTATCCCTTGATTTCACATATATAAATGGTATATATTTTAGATGTTCGTGAGAGAGAAAATTCTTGAGTGTACAATTAAAGTTAAAGAACTTTTTGACAAACAAGAAGATGCTCTCAAAAATGAAAATGAAGGAAAGATTATTTCTGTGGACTTGTTAAACAAAAAGTTTATTAGAAATAATATTAAACTATTTGATGACACAGCAGCAAGTAGTTCAAAGAATCAGGGACAGAAGCCAGAAACTTCTTAACCTTGAACTAGAGTATAAAATGAAGTTAGAGAAAGCCAAGAGATTAAAAGAACTTCTTAACTCTAGATATGTCTTTGAATTTGAGAAATTACTTACTAAATAAGTAATACAACTATAAAATGTAAAGGAAGCACATGGAAGACTTTGCTCTAAAAAACCCAGACGATATAAAACAAGAATTAGATAAACTTTCTGAAGAAATGGCTAATGCACTTTATGACTTTAGAAGATGCGAGGAGTTTCGTAAAATTACTTTTAGCCAATTAACTATTACAAAAAAATTAGAGAAGAATTGCAGCGTTGCAGAAGCAGAAAAGTGGGCTTATACTGCTGATGAATATAAAACTATAATAGAAGGCTTGCTTTATGCAGAAAAAAAATATTCTATTGCTAGAGGAAAATATAGTAACTTACAATCATGGGTGGACTTATACCGTTCGTGGCTAGTTACAAATCGTGAATTGAGTAGATGACAGATGTTAAAAATAATTTCAATTATGCTGAAAGCCGCTTTATTGATTACTGCAATTCCGTTGGCTATCTGTTTCGTCGTCTTGGTTATAATTCTATTGACCCTAATAAATCAGTTATTGAAACTAATATACCTTTGTTTTCCAAAATACCAGCAATCGCAAAACTTACAGCAGATTTTTTCGTATATAAAGCTGCGACAGAAACCAATAAACAAGAACAGTTCTTCGTTTCATTAAAGCAATCCAATAAAATTAAGTTAAGAGATTTAAAAAAGTATATTGTTATAAACGAGCTATATACTAACTATTGGACTAAATTTACTATTTGCTTTCCGCTTAAAGATAAAATTCGTTTTATATCAGTTGAGCAGCTATTAAGAATGCTGCCAGATTCAAAGTTAAAAACTTTTCAAAATGATGGCGTGGAATACTTTGAGATTAATGTATAGTATTTGAGCAATCATAATCTGAATCTTGAAAATCTATTGGCTCAGATTCCCATTCAACAGCTAAGATTCTAAATTTTTTAACATTCTTTAATGAAGCAAGAAAAGTATTAAAGTTAGCATTATTATCAGAATCAAGAAATCTTACATAAGACATATCTTCAATCATATCTCCATGCTTCACAAAATGCACAGCACAAGTTATGAGCCGCAACTCATTCATTTTTTGAAGATGTCTAAAGTGGGTTTAAGTCCATATATTGCACCAAAGATTCCTACAATTAACCATTGATACCAACTAGGAAATTTTCCAAAATAATCAAAGAATAAATCTAATTTAGATTTTATTAATGGGTCATCAGTAAAGATAGCATAAGATAAAAGAACTATTGGAATACAAACTATAATTAATACCAGTTCATCTTTCCAAGTCTTGTCTTGTTGGTCGCCAACATCTCTTTGATATTCTATTTCTCCGGCAGCCATACGCTCGTAATATTTTCTTTCAGCTTCAGATTCTAAAAATTCTGATTGCTTGTGATTCTTATAAATCTCAGCGCCGGTTTTAAATATAGTTGGTATTAAACTCCACCACATATTAGTCTATTGCACAGATGTTAATTTCACCCGAACCACCACCGTGATGTATGAATGCCACGACTTGTCCACTTTTAAATGAAAAATATTGCACTTGGTTATCTGGGATAAGCAAGTCTTCTACTGTGGCGGTGGGATTGACACCGAACTTCACATGAGTTCCTGAGGTTACTGCAATTCTGATTATTCCTGAACCAGTAAATATTGGATTAGATTGTGCAGAAGTATTTGAAACTGTATGAGTTTCTGGTGTAAAATCTGAGTCTATTTTTATTATGTCCATATCGTTCCTTAAATGTTCTTATTTTGCCTATTTAAACCTTTAAAAAGCCCCTAAATTTTGATGATATAAGGGTTATAAAGCTGTTTCTCATTTCAAAGACATAGTGCCTTAAAATGCGTTTAAAATCGTTTTAAATGATATTATCTACTTTTAGTTGAATCTATTAGTAGTTCTATGTAGTGCTGGGCTTTAAGTAAGTCTTGGACACCACCCTTCTCTTTAAATCGCAAAACATACTTTATGATATTCGCTTCACAAAATCCAATATTATTTTTTAATATAAATTCTATGGGTTGAATCTTATATTTCTTGTAGTGATTTCCACCGATTTGTTTTTTTAATGATTTCATAACACCTCGTAAACTGTTCTGCCATTAGCTTTAAAAGCACGAAGATACATCTTGCGATTTCCTGCTTTGTTGTAAGAGATGTGAACCCACCCAGAGTTAGCTTCTTCAGGCTTCCAAAACTCTAAAATACATTGGTCAAATTCTAAATGATTAACAACCCAGTCAGCTAATTCTTTATTTGGAACTCCTAGCACCTCACAATCTACTGCGATACCTAAGGTGTGCTGACTTCGTTCAGATGAGCCGATAGCTTTACAAAGTTCTTTAGAGCGATAGCCGGAAGTAATTTTTATATCGCCAAAGTGATTTACAATAGGCTCAATAACTTCATAGATTAATGTTTGAAGATTAAATAATATTTGGTCAGTAGGTTCGTTATTAATTCCTAACCTAGTGGCTGTTTCTGAAAACAGTAATTCTTTTAAACTAACTTGCCTATCCATTTGCCATCTCTGTTTAAAACACAAGGTAATAATTTTGGTTGTGAGTCTATCACTAAACCAGTTCCTACTATAAATCTAGTTTTAAAATTCTTTGCGTATTCAAAAGCTAAAGATTTTTGGTCTATCATGCACCCCACCTGCATACCCCAAAAAAGATTGTCAGGGTTCGCCCAATACTCTATCTTGAACTTGGTATGGAAATGACCTTGTATGCAATTCATTCCATTAGTTTGTGATACTTTTAAAACATCAGCAGAACGACCATGAGTTAATAAGCATCTTTGTTTATTTGGCAGCGTTAAAGTTAAATCATCAACCCACTTCCATTTTTTAGTTCCTAAAAATTCTCCATACTCTTTAAGATATGCTCTTGGCATACCATGTTTTAATGCTCGTCTATAAACCATTGATGAGTGGTTAGAATCTATTTCTATAAGTTCAGGAAATATTGATTCTAATTCTCTTACATAATCTTTTGCTTTAACAAGTTCATGCCCAGCAGAAAATAAATCTGGGTTTGAGTCATGGAATGACAGAGCGTGATGGTCTAGTAAATCTCCTATGGAAACTACAAAAGTAGGTTTATACTCTTTCTTAATTGACTTCAAAAAGTCAAAGGCATCTTCCCTATGGTAAGGCAAGTGCAAATCCGATATGACCAGAATCCTTCTTGTGTCCATAACTAACTAGTAGTTGTATTTGTTTTATTTAGCAAGAAATAAAGTTAGCAGCGCCATGCTTAATGTTCCAAGCGCTATAAAGATAGACCAAAATAATTTCTCTAATCTTTTTTCAAGTTTATAAACAGTTGTTCCAAGTATCTTTATCTCTCTACGAACTCCGGTGATATGACCTCTTAAAGATATTAATTCTTCTGATTGTGTTCTTGCCATTGTCGTTTAAGCATTTGCAAGACTTTAGCAAGAGACACCCACCATTTGCTAGTTTGAAAATGCACATTAATTTCGGTGCATTAATATCAAACTATTGTGTTTTAATAAAGTTATTTTTTGTAGAACTGTTCTATGTTCTTAGCATAGTCTTTCCAAAATGTTTTAGCATCTTCAAAAGCATCTGCGTAGAACTTAGTCCAATAGTTCTTAAAGTCTGAATAGTTTAGCATTGTTATCTCCATTTGTTATTGCCAACATATAATGTTGCAACATACGAAGTTCAAGACTACTTGATGTTTAAATGTTCTTTAACTGATTCAATAATGTACTTAGCAATCTCCCACTTCCATTCTGCGTATAAGCCAAGTATTAATCCTAATATAAAATATATCATTTAACCTTATTAAAGTATTCTATACATTCTGCAATAGTTTGTTGTCTAATATATTCATCTCTTATTTCTTGTGATGTTGGTTGTGGCAAGGGAGAATCCCATTTATTTATTACAAATGTTCCTCCCCCAGAACCTAAATCATAACTAACATTAGGTGCTAAGGATTTCATTACTGTATTAATACCCCAGCAAAAACCATTTTCATTAGTGTATCTTTCAATAGTTTCTTTAACTGATAATTTTTCAGTCATTATAACCTTTTATAAATAGTTTAAGTTTAATACCAATCTATAAGAAGTATCAGTATGTGTTGTTGCTGTATGTTCTAATTTACTTTCAAATTCAACTAATCTATTAGCAACACTTTCAATTTCTTTACCATTTTTAAAGATTGTTTTTCCATTATTAGTATTAAGATAAATAATAGAAGTGGAGCAGTTAGTGTTTGTGTCAATATGATACTTAAATTGTTTGATAAAATTGTCTTTATGAGTAAAGTTTAGTTTTGCTCTAATTAGCTGTTTTGTGTTTAATTGTTTAAGTATTGGTTCTAATAAAAATAAATGATTGCTTTGTTTTTTATTTTCATTAAAAAATACATGAGTAAATTGTTGTCCTCCATCATTTTTTTCAACTTTGCAATCTTGGTAATACCAATCAAAATTGTTACTTAATACTGTTTCTTTTAAATGATTAAAATAAATTTGTGGTAAAAAGTTATCTATTATTCTCATTTTAAAAAATGATACCAACCAGTTATAATATATTTATCTTCATCTATTGTAGTATGTCCTTTATGAGTGAATGTCCATTCACTTGGAAAAATTATTGTTAATCCTTTTTCTGGTTTTACTTTTAACTTTTGGTAAAAC